CGCGCCGGCCGCGCCGATGGTGATCGCCGTGGTGGTGTTGGTCGCCAGGTCGGCGGGAAACGTGCCGGTCAGCAGCCCGCCCGCGCCGCCGCCGCCGCCCGCGCGCGCGACGCCGACGCCCGCCCCGGCCGCCCCGCCGCCGCCGCCGCCGATCACGAGATAGTTGACGGTCGCCATCGGGGTCAGAAGCCCTTCGCGTAGGCCACAACGTCCCACGTCGAAAAGATCGGGTTGAATACCATCCCAATGTGATCGACCGTGCCCGCCGCCGTGGCCGTCAGCGCGGGGATCGCCGCGCTGAAGCGCCAGGCGTTCACGCCCGTCGGCAGCGTCAACGTACAGACGCCGCTTGAGGCATAAAACGAAATGATGAGCCGTTGGCCGGCGGTGGGGTTCGTCGTGACCGCGATCGAGCGGTTGCCGGTCGCGACCATGAAAAAATAGGTGCCGAGACTGGCGTCGAGAGGCGCGTTGAGTTGATCTTGCAGTTGGTAGGGCACCGGCGCGCCGTTCGTGACCCACACCGGGAGCGCCGCGGGGCCGCGGTATTGGAGGATCGCATTGCCGCCGCCGGGCGCGACGGTTTGCAACGGGCCCGTCGCCGTCGTGCCGCCGGTGAGCACCATGTACGGCGGCACGGTCACAAGGCCGGTCCCGCCGCCCGCGATGGGCGCGGGGCTGAGCCCGGTCGCGACGGGATCCTGATCCCAGATCGGCACGCCGGCCGCGTCCGTCAGCCGGAAGTGATACGCGAGGTTGGGCGTCAGATAGATCGGCGGGAACAGCCCGCCCGCCGAGGCGACGATCGGATTCGTGTTGGGCACGAGGCCGGCCGCGTCGCTGGTCGTGCCGAGGGGCGTGTTGGGGGTCCCGCTCACGAGTGTGTACAGCAGACAGCCCGGTGCGACGACCCCGAGATCGGTGAATTCGCGCTGGCGCGCGACGGGCGCGAGGACATTCGTCATCGGATCGAGCCTGTCCGGTAATCCCACCGCCAGCCGCGCAAGCCGGGCGCGCCCTGGCCGCGCGCGGTGAGCGTCGGGATCCGCAGGTTGTTCTTGAAGTACTTCCCGCGCGCCTGGCCGGCGCGGCGCTCGAGCGCGGGCGTAATCGTCGCGTGGAACGGTTCCGCGATCGCTTCCTGCAACGTCAACGTCAGCGCGAGCTCGCCGCCCGGCGCCAGCGCGATCGTCTGCGTCAGGAGCACCGGGCCGAGGACCGTCCGCGTCATCACGCGGATCGCGGTCGCGCTCAGCGGGATCCCGTCCAAGTACAGATTGCCGTTGGGGAGATCGGCCGAGTAGTAGCAATCACTGATCGGCCCGCCGTTGATCGGCGATCGGCCGTTCCACCAGTCGGGATCGTCGTGCACGGTGATCGGCGTCCAGCTGCTGCCGAGCGCGAGCGCGGCGCCGTCGATCGCGACGGGCCGGACGGGGAGCATCCACACGCCCGTCGGGCCGATCGTGTGCGGCTGCAGGCCGGGCGTGGTGACGAACGGCGTAAACACCTCGGCCACACTCGCGCCGGCGTCGGCGTTCCAGCTGTCGATGATCTGATTCAGCAGCACGCGGCACGTTTCCGCCGCGGCCGGCGGCACCGGCTCGCCGGGCAGGTAAATGTTGTGCCCGGCGAGCGCGGTCCCGATGATGGTCGCGACGGGCGTCGGCATGGCCGCGCCTTACCGCTTTTTCGCCGGGTGCGGGGTCGGCCGGCCGGGCCGCGGGCGGCCGGGCAGATCGTGATCGGGGTGCGGGCGGTCGCCGGGGCCGCCGAGCGGATCGACTTCGGGATCCGGCGGGGCCGCGTCGGGATCTTCGGCGGTCAGGCGCCAGCCGTCGGCCGCCGCGGCCTCGAGCTCCTCCTGCGTGTAGACGGCTTTGTTTTCGCCGATGAGCTCGCCGGTGTCGGGGTCGGTGTGCGTGCCGAGGCCGAGCACGTCTTGTTTCCCGCGATAGACGAGCCGCGGCGTCGAGGTGTCCGGTGCGGTGCGCGCGTCGGCGCGCGTGTCGGGGCGGTCTGCTGCCGTCATGGGGCGGTCCTTTGTTCGTGAAACGGCGACGGCGCGGCGCGCGAGGCGCCCCGCCGCCGCGTGTGAAACGTCGCGCGCTAGACGGCGCCGCGCGCCAGGCTATAGACGGAGACGGCCTCCTGGCCGGGGGTCACGTTCGTCGCCACGAACAACAGTTCTTGGAACGATTGGAACGGGACGACCATCGTCCCGATCAGCGTCAGGCCGACGTTGGTCGTCAGCGTGATCGAGCCGGCCGCCGCGCTGGTGTTGCGGAGAATCGTCCGGAACGAGGTCCCCACCTGGCAGCCGTTGATCCCGGCGATGATCTGCGCGGCCGTCGGGAGTACGTCGGCCTTGGCCGCGCTCAGCGCGTCGCGGTTGAGCAGGCCGCTCAGAATTTCGGCGACGGTGTAGGTCGCGTTGCCGGCGTTGGCCTCGGGCGTCGGCGTGACGGTCGGATAGTTGAGCGTCGACGTGCGCGGATAGTTCGCGCTCGGGCTGAAGGAAGGAATGGGCATGGATCAGGCTCCGAGCAGTCGCACCGCGGCGACCGCGTTCCACAGTTCACCCATGCCGAACGGGCAATCAAACCGGCATCGGTACTTCATCTCGTCGTTGGTGAATTGCTGCGTGTAGACGACGGCGAGCCCGGTCGTCGGGTCGCGGCGCTGCGCGGTCTTGATGTCGCCGCCGGACGGGGGCACCTTGAGTTTCACGCCGACGAGCGCGAAGGCGTCCTTGCCGAGAAAGAGGTTTTGCACGCCGCTCTTGCCGTTGGGCGTCGCGGTGCCGGGGAACAACGTCAACGTCGCGCCGACGAGCGGCAGCGCGTCGACGTTCTGATACGGCGAGCCGGGGCCGTAGAGCGGCGGCGTAAAGATGAGCGTCGCCAGGCCGCCGGCGCCGGTCGTCGGGACGAGGATCGTCATCTCGCGGAGCTTGAGCCCGCCGGTGCCGGGGCGCCGGCTCGTGAGGTTGACCTCGTTCATCGCGGAGACGTTGAACACGTCGCCCTTTTTGAACGTGTCGCCGTTGGTGCACGCGACGGTGATCGACGTGATCCCGGCCGCGCCGCCGTTGGGCGTGGGGCCCGGCACGACGGGCATGGTCGGCGCGACGGCGACGGTCACGGCGCCGGCCCAGGTGCCGGCCGTGTGCCGATAGAGCGACGGGCTCACGAACGTGTCGAACGTCGACGCGCGGCCGAGGCTGCCCTCTTTCATCACGCGGTTAAATTCGGAGTCGGGCAACAGCAGCGCGAGCTCGACGGCCGTTAACGCGCGCTGGATCCCGGTGCCGATGATCGCGCGCCGCGCGCCCGATCCGCCGCCGAGGTTGATGAAGCGTTCGTACGGCGCGGAAAACGCCGCGTCAAACGTCGTCGGGTTGGTGCCGAGCACGCCGGCAATATTTGGCGTGTGCTGGTAGGCGTAGAACGCACAGCGGTCCTCGATGTCCTGCGCCATCGTGGTGCTCGAGGGATCGATGATGTCCTCGTCGAGCGCGCCCTGGTAATCCTGCATTCGGAGCGCGCGCTCAATCACGTCAAACTCGAAATGCACTTTCGAGATCTGATCGATCGTCACGCTGGTGTGGCGGTCGACCATCGGCTGCGGCTCGTAGCCGAGGTTGTTCTGCGTGCCGGGGATGTACTGGCGCGGATACGGGACGCGGACGGTGTCGCCCATCGCGCCGGCGGCGTACGCCTGCGTAAAGAGCTTGTTGAACGAGGTGTTGAACGACTCGGAGATCACGAGCTTATTCGTCATCTTCCGCAGTTGTTCGCGGGCGAGATAGTCGCTGACATCAAAGCCGTTGGGGGCGCCCATCGGGGTTTACCTTTTCAAGCGGCGGGCGAGCTCACGGCGGTTCATCTCTGCCATGTACGCGCCCGTATCGTCGGCCGCCAGGGCCCGATCGACCGCATCGCCAGGCGTGGCGCGGCTCGACAAGACGACGGGCGGATCCGGCGCATGGGTGGAACGGGCCGCCGTCGGCGCCGTCGTCAACCGATCGCCGAGGCGCACGAGCGTCTTGAGTTGCTCGAGCGGGGCGAGACGCAAAATGCGTTTCAGTTCGGGACGGTTCGCCGGCTGCTGCAGGTGATAGAGCAGATCGGCGCCCGCCGGATCCTCGAGCACAAAGAGATCAACCGCGGAGCCCTGCGGGATCTCGGTCGGCGCCAGCATGGCGACGGCATCGAAATCCTTGTAGCGGGCGCGCGCGGCCTCGGCGCGGCTTTCAAAGCCGGCGATAACCCGCGCGCCTTCCTCGCGGATCCCGGCCTGGCGGCGCTCCGTCTCTAACGTCTTGGCGACGGTGTGAGCGGTGAGCGCGCGCAGGTAGTTGGGATCGCTGGTGCCGTAGGGGAACGTCTCCGGGTCGGGACCGTCGTCGGCCGGGGCTGCGGGTGACGAGGCCGCGGATCGGGCGTCGGGACGGGCCGGCGGGGCGAGGGTCGCGCGCTCGAGTTCGGCGAGGCGCCGCTCGGCGCGGTCGGCGCGGCTCCGTTCTGCCGCGCGGTCGCGCAACAGCTCGGGGATCCGCGCGTCGGCGCCTTTTGCTGCCGGTTCCGAGGCGGCAGACTGCGACGGCGCGCCCGTTGGCGCGGCCTGGCTGATCCCAGGCTCGGCGGGTGACGAGTCCGCGGTCGGCGTCGTAACTGGCGGTGTGCTCGGGAGCGTGCCGGACATCCGCCACTCCAACAGTTGATCGCCGTTCAAGGTGTCGAGGGACACCTCAGACGGCGCGATCTGCGGGGCGTCGGGGGCCGCTGACGGGGCGGCAGGGAGGGCGTCAGGCGCCGGCACGGCGTCGGGCATGAGTCACTACAGCAGAGGCGGGCGATCGCCTGCTTAGTCGCGCGGGTCGGTCTTGCGCCGTTTCTTGGGCCGGACGTGTTCGGGTTTCCCCTGCTCGGATCCGATCGCGAAGTTGTGCATCTGGGCGTACGTGAGCGCCTGGCGGATCGCGCGCGCCTTCGGAAAATCCGCGCCGTGCTCGGCGGCTTGAAAGAGACGCTGCTGACTTTTTGAGACGGCCTCGCCGCGGGTCTTGTTCGTGGGCATGGGCCTACATCTCCCTACGTCTGCCTACGTCTGCCTACATCCCGGCCGGCGCGGCGTCGGTGGGCGCGGCGCCGGCGTCACTCGGCGCGCCGCCCGGTGGCATCATGGGCGCGGCCGCGCCTGCCATCGCCGCGTCGGCATCGGCGCCCGCGCCCGCGGCTGCCATCGCCGCGGCGTGGCGCTGCCCGGCGTCGGCCTGCGCGATGGTGAGCGCGGCCTCGTGGCCGCGGTCGAGCCCGGCCTGCTCGGCCTCGTGCTGCTGGCCGATCAAGGTGAGCGCGGCCTCATGGTCGAGCGCGATCTGCTCGATCTGCTGTTCGTTGTCGGCGATGACGCCTTTGGTCAG